CTCGTAACGCGAAAGCGTTGAGTTATACCGGATCATCCCATTGTTAGGACTGCCCGGACGCTGAGCGGTTGTACCAGCCGGGAGGTCAATCACCCCGGTGCCGCTCATCAAAACGTTGCCGCTAAACGTTGCCGTTCCACTGAACGTTGGTGATGCAGCAAGGGCTAGGCCAAGGTTTGGAGACCCAATGCCACCAACAGCACTGACGTTGACATAAGCGTTGTCGTCAGCATTCCTGATCTTCAGGGTGTTGTCGCCAGTGTCCACGTACCACTGATTAGCAAACGTGGTCGCAGGGTCAGTTGAATTGCTGTTGTTTGAGCGAATAGCCTCCAAGCAAACGTTGAGGTCTGCACGGAATGCCGCTCCGCTTGAGTTATCTAATTCATAGTCATGAGTTGGCACGGGCCTTTGATGCTATTTCTGACACTTTACTAGGACTTGCCGAACCCGGTAGCCATGTAGTTGAAATTACGGTCAACGATTGATCCGCTGCTGTTTTTGAACGTAACAGTGAAGCCAGTCCGCGAAATGCTTGACAACTCAAAGAAGTCGCCGGTTGCCATGTTTTGAGGCGTGATCCCAATAGTCGGTAATGCGCTGTTCGCTCCACCAAGGCTGCTGGTTCCTGTAAAAAACGCATTTGCAAAAGTCACAGCTTTGGCTGATGTGCCACTAGCCACAGTTGCAGTGCTCTGCTCTGTGCGTTGCTGTAGCTGCGCCTTATACCCCAGTTCATCCACCAAGATATTTTGGGCCGTGTTTCTTGATTTCAGAACTACTTTGAACTGAAAAGCGCGAGCCTTAAGAACACCATTCGCCAAAGGCTGCCATGCGCTGTATGTAGGAGAGCTGGCTGGATTGTCGTTTGTCTTTCGCACGTAAAGTTCAGCGTTGACTTGATCAACAACGGCTCCGTCAATATCCGGCCAGCTTTCTATGGGTTCAGTCCGACTATCCCAAAGGTCGCTTGGATAAAGACCCCGCGAGACAATCCGCCGCTCAATATCCAGGCTGTAGACCGCCTCAAGATCCAAAGTGCTTGCAAAGGCATATTCACCAGAAGGGTTAACGCTGCTGCCAGAGCTAGTCAAAATTAGAGCATCATATGAAGCGTCATAAATTGTGTTGGTCTTTGTACCTGTAAAAGGTGTGGGCGAGATTTGATCTTCCCTTTGTGTTGCCACTCCAAAGAAAGTTTGAGCGACTGGCTGATCAACAACGACACTGGCCTCTGTTGCGCTCTGCCTGCCGCCGTCATCTTCAAATTTGACCAGATATTCACCCTCAAGTAATGGAACTGTTTTCTCTGTTGAATTACCCGCAATGGATTGGATCAGGTCAACGCTGTTGCTCCAAGTCGCACTGCCGTTCGTAAGGTTGCTATGACGGATATGAACCTTTCCGCTCACCTTTACATCAAGGTCAACAGTTTCATCCCAGCGCAACCGGGCGCTGTTATAGCTCAATGGTTCAAGGGTAAGATTTAAAACATTGCCTGGAGGTTCTGTTTTCCCTGTTAGTTCAGACTTTAGCGAGGTGGTAGGACCAATTTTGCCTATAAAACTCCTAGCCGCAATTTGTATTTCAAGCGACCCTACTTTCAATCCTTTTATTTGCGCTGACTGTGTTTGTGTAGTTATTCGCTCAAAATTACCGTTGTCAAGGCGGTATTTGATAACAAAATCTTGAGTATTTTTGACAGGGCTTTGCCATGTAACGTCCACACCAGTGCGGACCCCTACGCCGTCCTGATACAAAAACTCAGTTGCGACTATGTTTGTCACCGCTTTAGGAGTAGCTGAAACATTTGTAATATCGCGTGGCGTCAGATTTGCATCTGTTTCAATTGCATCATAAATGCTTTCGTTGTACTTAAGCGCAGTAACACTAAACGCTCCATCGTCACCTTCAGCAACGGATACAACACGAAACTGTTGAGATCGAATGTCTGTTGTTTGTATTAGCCAAGGAGCATTAATTGCAGGAGCTTCACTGAATGCAGTTGTGACGTTGACAGCGGTGCCACTAATGCTGTTAATATCGCGCGTTTCAACTAAACCCGTCGGCAAGACAACTGAGATCGTCGGACCAGTGCCCATGTTGACTGACAATTCCGTTGTGCTGTCGATTGTTATTTGCAACGTGGTAGCAGCTGAAACACGGCCATTCCTTCGCGTTCCACTACGCAACGGGTCGGCAATATCTACAACCGTTCCAGGGCGCAGAACGATCCCTGAGTCAATGCCGATTGAAAACGTGCAAGTTTCATATAACTCTTGCTCACTTAAAAGAGTCCACTTGCCAAGCCTATTGGCTTGACCCTGCGAATAGCAGCCGACAGCTTTAATTTCTTTGTTGTTGACGCCGTACTTAGCAACAGCGTTTTCATCCTCAACGTACTCAAAAGAAACTTCGCCTTGTTCGTCATAGCTCTGGTACGCAACAGTCGCGCAAGTGTGCCGACTGCGAAGTGATGATCCTGAGTAAGCAAACAGCCCTTCAATAACATTTGCCGGGCCTAGCGTGAATTGCGCGTCAGATGGTTTGTCCTGCAACAGCACCAGCGATCCAGCGCCATAGTATGAAATGCCCCTAAAAATGCTTGTCATTTCTTGAATGACGTTAAAGACTTGCTTGCGCTGATTGATCAGCAAATTGCAACTAAAACGAGGCTCTCTCCCTCCTTTGCCATCATCAACTAATTCGTTGCAGTATTGACTAATTGCAAAGAAGTCATACTGATCCAGTGATGCTGCGGGCACCCCTGCTCCATAGCGTTCGTCCGTCAACAGATCCCAAAAACACCACGCCGGGTCGTTTGTCCAGGTTGCTGTTTTAAAAGTACCGTCCCAAACGCCGGAATAAGTAATGCGTCCCAGATAGGTTGTCGTGTCAACAGTTGCGTTGCTTGGGATTCTGACCTTGATGCCTCGTATTAAATAATTACGCTTAGGGATTGAGTTAAACTGCCGCGAGTCAAAACGCAGACCAACCAAGGCGCTGTTTGGATAAGCAAGCTTTGCGTCAATAATTTCAGTATAACTTGCCCAATTAGTTGCATTTGAAAGCTTTGCACTCCCGCTGTCGGCAGTGCTGCGCGTAACCTTAATGTCTACCGGAAACGCTCCTGTCAACGTAATCAAATAGTCTCGCTGATATTGGCTGCTGCTTTTGCCACTAATAGTGAGCCCGTTCGATGTTGCAGGAGTGAAACTGCCTCCGTGGTATCGGACTTCAATCTGAATGCTTACGCTTGTACCAACGATGTCGCCATCATCCTCAAATTTTTGCAGTTGGGGAACGGTAATAGTTACTCGGACACGGTTGACATTTGTATCAGTAATCGTTTGAGTAACAGAAGTTGCCTGTGTTACTTCTACACCAACGGCAACCTCGTTTTCTACGTTGCTGAAAACGCCGGGAATGTAGGTTTGATCTTGAGTGCCTGTTTTAGTAACAATAAAAGATCCTGAAAAGTTTTCGCCTCCGTCAGCATTTATGACAGGAGTTCCGTCAAGAAAAATACTTTTGTTGCCGTCATCCAATCCCTGAATCTCCCCTTCACTAAGAAGGTCCAGCACGTTTCCAAACTGCTTGGATTGAAGCGAGTCATCTGCTTCAGTTGGGGTGCTGCTTCCTCCTCCTCCTTTGCCGCCACCGCCGCCACCAGCACCGGCAATGTATTTTGATTCAGTCATCGTTAAACCTGATCAACGTCAAGGCCAGCAGAAATAACCACTGAACCAACAAACACACGCCCATAGGCTATTGGTACGGCGACACCCTGTCTTGTGGTGTTGACTATGCCACTAAAACTATTTGATTCTAACCGCGTCGGTTCTTCGGCAATCCCCGGAGGCTTAGGGGTTGGCGAAATCATTTGAGCTACGCCAGTCAGCATCAGGCCAATACCAACGTTTCCAGCAATCACTGCCAGCTTCACGCCAAAAGTAGCTGCTGCCATCCCCCCAGCGGTAGTCGCTCCAAAACCCAACGCGCCTCCAGCAAAGAGGCCAGCGCCACCAGAAAGCACCGCTACACCAACCAATAACGCTCCCATTAAAAACATGCCACCGCCGCGCCCTGAACCCATCAAAACAGGCGTGATGCTAAAAACCTCCTGCTCGCTCCAAGGCAAAAACAAACCGGATGCGTCATCGTTGTGAACACGTTGCTTTCCAACTGTCACCCGATACGCAACCCCATGTTTTTCACTGTCTAGCAACCACTTTTCAAGCCCAGGGAAATTAACAAGCAATGCCTTTAGTGCTTGAGCAGGTGTATCAGCTACAAACTCAAAGCGGCTTTGGCCTAACTGCTCACGCAACGCGCCGTAGACCTTAACAACTTTCATGTCTCAAGGCACAAGCAGTGTTCTTTGCATAATAACCGCCGTAAACGTCCCGGCTAGACAGCCTCCCTTGCACATGATGCAAAACCTGCTGATCCCCGATATAGATGGCGGCATGGTTTGGAACAGGAGAAGACAGCTGCATCAATAAAGCGTCTCCTTTTTTCAGCTCAGACACCGGGATAGGGTGAAAACCTTCTTTTTTGAAGTTGTCTAGGTAAAGGTTCTCGCCGTTTTCCCACCATTGATCACGCCTTGGATAATTGCTTAGCTCTAAGCCACGTTCGCGCTTGTACCAGTCCCGGCACAGGCTGTAGCAATCAACCGTTCCATGAGCAAACTCACGCCCCACATAC